AGTAGTATGGCTTGGTGGGTTGTGTTATTTTTAATCCTAGTAGGGCACCCTGGCCTTGCAGTATTTTTAGCATTTTAAATTTTAGTTTTAGGAGATTGAAATGGCAGGCAAAGCAAAGAGCATTTATCTAACAATCACACTCAAAGGTGAGTACAAGGCAGTGTTCCGCAAGACATTTTTTGATGCCAAAGCATACAATGAATACATCAAGTCCGAAGAGTTCAAGGCCAAATGGCCTGCAGAGCAATATGACTTGGTAAAGGAAACATACTGATGTACCAAGTCTATGATGGTGACTTTTTGTTGTTCACAACCAACGATGAGGAAGAAGTAGAATACTACCGAATTGAAGGATATATCGTAATACGTGTTTAAGAATAACCCTTGAAGGTTATCTCAGGGCATTGGTTGGCTCCGGCTCTGAGTTTGTACAGACACCCTTAAAAAAGGTGTCTGTTTTTTTATGTATTAAATATTCTTATGCAAATAATATTCTCCAACGGCAAAGCAGTGCATCTGGCACTGGGCACTGTTCCATTGGCCAATGTTTATCATACGATATATAAACACCTTCAGCATGTGGCAGTCCCTTTTAGAGACTGGGATAATCCATTTTATCTCGACAATCAAAGTCACAATGCCTTGGTGAAAAAATTAGTTGAATACGCACACACAGTATGTTTGTCAGTTGATCAAGAACGATGCCTGGCGCAAGATCAGCACTACTTCAATACCCTACACAAAATTTATGAAAAAAACTATCAAGGAGACCCAGCCTGGTTGGACTTTCATGAACACATTCACCTGTGTGAAAAAATTAACCAACCTGGTGTAAAAATTTTGCATATTGACTACAGAGAAAAATCAGGTTTGTTGGAAAAAACTTTTGACCCTAAATGGATGCACAATGCCACTACCAAGATCCAAGCAGGTGATGTGTTTGTCAAATGGTCCGAGTTGGGAAAAACACCATACACTTACTGGAAAAACAATGAACCCAACGACATTGCTCGCATGGGCGAACTGATCAAACCTTGGTTAAAACTTAGACCCAAGATTCTTGTGGCGCTTGAGGATATAGATCTATTGCAAAATGTTCAGATTGATAAATTTGAGTCTTGGTGGGCACAGTACAAACCAGCACTGTGCAAACATTGGCAAATTGCAGATTGGACCATGCATGATATTTTTGCAGTTTCGGTATTTGGACAAGTGCCAGATTTCCAGGAAATAACAACACTCTTACAGAACAATGTCAATCCAGTCAAGGTGCAATTATGACATGGCCTGTGATAGTGTTGGCCGGACCTGCATTAAATCAAACACTGAGTGGAATTGAGTTTGACAAGTTTGGAGCCAGCACAAAACAAAAGATCTTTGTTTGTGACACCTGGTTAGATGGCTACACTTGGGCTCGAGACAATAATTATACACAGGCATTGTTTGTCAAAAGCGGAACAATGATAACAGATTGGGTTGAGTGGAAAAATCTAATCAACAATTATCCGCACCAGGGACTGATAGCACACTTGATTTGGCATCCAGGGCAAGAGCCTTATCTCAATGATCAATGCTGGTTCATGAGTATTCGGCAATTTGATGCAGATGATTTTGTCTGTGACACAGTGACATATCCGCAACCTCGGCGCAGTGATCAAAACTTGCATGATGATTACACCCCATTATGGATTGTGCCGGACACAGCAACAGTTACTCATCAGGTCAGCAAGTTTGGTCAAGGGCTTATTGCCAGGCAGTTACAAAACAACTGTTCGGTTGTAAACTGGAATAAAAAAGCACGGGCACTCAAGTTTTTTCTCTACAAAGAACTGAATTTGGAACTGTTTCGGGACTATAAAAATATAGCCGAAAATCAGTTGTGGATTTTCAATAACGAACCAATCCACACAGTCAAAAAGCATACACTTCTAGCACCAGGTTCAGGACTTTATTGGATACTTAATATAGTAGAGCCTGCAACACAACACATTCAAATAGTTGATATCAGTCAAGTGCAAATTAAATTCTGTAGAGAATTATGGGAAACCTGGAACGGATTGGATTACGGAAATTTTGTTTGGACTTTTATTAGTGAAAACAAATTGGTACATTACGAACTAGATAATCCCCGCTTGACTCCGTTAGAACGTTTGCAGTTAAAAAATAGGAAAAAATTTGTTGAGTATGTGAATGCCCAATTCAATCGTGTAGTTGGATCACAATTTGCTGATGCTTGGCTCAAGGCAAAACAAAACAAAACTGTCAATTTTGTCAAAGACAATTTAATCACCTGGGTACTAAACAACAGTGTAGATAAGTATGATGACATCTGGTGCTCTAATATACTACACTACAAATGGACACTATTACACACCACAGTTGAAGAATATCACGACTTTCAGGGCAAACTAAAATGAAACAGGCCATCAGTCAATTGATGTTTAAAAAATATATCAATTCCAAATATCAGTTGCCTGCCCCTAATCCTAAGGCAGATTTTGACTGGATAAGACAGGAGTCGGGACTGCCATGGTTGCGTTTAAACATCAACGTACCACATCAAATGATTTTGCAAGAACTTGAAACCATACAATCTCTATTGATAGATCACAGGGATCACCTTGGAGAACATCAGGGTTGGAAAAGTTTTTGTATACATGGCAAAAGTTTTGATGCCACACGTGAAGAAGAATACTATAATGATTTGCGACCGTACGTGTGGACTCACGAAGCCCAACGATACTTGCCGCGCACAGTGGAATATTTTTGTAACCAATGGCCGGGGAACATTTTTACTCGTGTCAGGGTTATGTTATTGGCACCCGGTGGGTACATAAGCATACATTCGGATTCTTCACGATCACAGTTGGCACCAATTAACATTGCAATCACTCAACCAGCCAACTGTGATTTTGTAATGGAACAACATGGTGCGGTCCCATTTGAACCTGGTGATGCCTTTTGGTTGGATGTTTCAAATAGGCACACTGTTTTTAACAATAGCAAGCAACTACGATGGCATTTGATCGTTCACCAAAGTTTTGACAACGTCAAATTTCAAAACTTGGTTGTAAATTCCTATCAAACCATGTATAATCAACACAATGAAAAGATGCACAATACAAATCAAGGATGAAGTAAACATCCGACTGGAAGGACTAGATTTGGATGTACGCCGAGCCTTGGTCACGGCTTTCAAATATGATGTACCTTATGCTAGATATCTTCCGGCAGTGAGACTGGGACGCTGGGATGGCAAGGTCAGTTACTTTCAACTGGGCGGCAGCACCTACACAAATCTCTTGCCCGAGGTCATTCCCATATTAGAAAAGTTTGATTACGACATTGAACTGGATGATCAACGTGACTATTCAACCACATTTGCATTTGAACAAGTGCGTGAAGATAGTTTCGCACACGTGAAGTGGCCCAAGGGGCATCCTGCCGCAGGCGAACCCATCATGATGCGGGACTACCAAGTTGACATTGTGAACAACTTCTTGGCCAACCCACAGTGCCTACAAGAGGTGGCCACAGGTGCAGGCAAGACCATAATGACAGCGGCCCTGTCCAATGCAGTCACACCATATGGCAGAAGCATTGTGATTGTGCCCAACAAGAGTTTGGTAACACAGACAGAAAAAGACTACATCAACATGGAGCAAGATGTGGGTGTGTTTTTTGGTGATCGTAAAGAATACGGTCGCACACATACCATTTGCACCTGGCAAAGCCTAAATGTGTTGTTAAAGAATACCAAGGCCGGAGTAGGCGAAGTAACCATTGGCGAGTTCTTGGAAGGTGTGGTATGCGTTATTGTGGACGAAGTACACATGGCCAAAGCAGACGCACTCAAGACCCTGCTCACAGGCGTGATGGCTAGAGTGCCAATTCGCTGGGGTTTGACCGGAACCATACCCAAAGAAAAGTTTGAAAGTCAAGCGTTATTGGTCAGCCTTGGTCCTGTTATTGGTCGCTTGAGTGCCAATGAACTGCAACAGCAAGGGGTACTGGCCAACTGTCACGTGAACATTGTGCAACTGGTGGATCATGTGGAGTATAAAGAATACCAAAGCGAACTTAAATACTTGCTGGAAGAGTCGGGCCGTTTGGACACCATGGCCGAACTCATACGCCGGGTAAACGAAACAGGCAACACACTGGTGCTGGTGGATCGAGTGGCTGCAGGCAATGCCCTGGTAGAACGCCTGGGCGATCGTGCTGTGTTTGTGTCAGGAGCAACCAAAGCGAAAGATAGACAAGATGAATATGACGAAGTTGCGGACAGCACTGATAAGATTATTGTGGCTACCTATGGTGTTGCCGCTGTGGGTATTAATATCCCTAGGATTTTTAATTTGGTTCTTATTGAACCCGGCAAAAGTTTTGTCCGTGTTATCCAAAGCATTGGACGTGGCATAAGAAAAGCCGAAGACAAAGATCATGTGCAGATTTGGGACATAACATCAACCTGTAAATTTGCCAAGCGACATCTAACCAAACGAAAAACTTTCTATCGAGAAGCCAACTATCCATTTAGTTCGGAAAAACTGGAATGGATGAAAATCGCTTGACATTTGCCTCAATATACTGTATTATAAACTCATGCGCATACTAACACTCGACAACGCTCCTTACGATCTTGATCATTTACCTGAACAGGTAGAGGACATGAGATTTGCAATATTAGACAACTCTGATCCTGCCAATCCAGACTATCATTATATTCCACTTATCTTTTTGGAAAGTTTCAATGCACCTGCTCTAGTGCTACAAATAGGAATCAACAGAATACGCATGCCTGTGGACTGGCAGATCTTGATTGGAGAACCTGATGTGGGCGATTTGGAAATGTTGCCACTGACGTCAATTAACGATCGTGGATTCCGAGCGTTCCAATTCAACCCACTTTCTAGTTTCAGACCCAGTTTCCCCACAATAGAGATTGTGGATGTGTATCAAGAAGTGGCTTGGTATGCACCCAAACTCAAGAACGGACAGATGTTGTGTGTGCCCATAGACGACAGTGCAACTCCGGACTGTGTGTACTTTGTTAAAGACGTTAGTCGCAACTGTGAGATTGTGGACTACAATCGGGCCTGGTAATGGGACAACTCAAGCCAGACACCAAGTATATCTACGAACGTGCTGATGGTATAATCTATGCTCGAGAGTTTGGTGCCGACCCTAGCACACGAAAGGTGGTTGGATATGAGAGCGGTCGTGAATACGATCCTATAACAGGACACCGGATCGATCACGATTCAAGAACATCAGATGGCAGACCCTTGCACGATCATATTCAAGAAAACAAACTGTGGGGTGAGATTCGACGTGCCTCACTGACCAACCCCACTTTACAAGACGCACTAGAACGTGCTATAATGATCTATCAATTGAGTAAGACTGATGAGTGATCGACTAAACATTGCCAACGAAATGCGTATGTTTGACCGCAAGGTTAGAACATTCTATGACGATCTTACCGCAGAAGAAAAGAAGAAGTTTTCAAACTATCTCATGATACGTTGGGGTAGTTCAGTTGACGGCTCAAGAGAACTGCAAGAGTTCTATGTGATTGCTTGTAACGAACGACTGAACAAACACTTTTTTGATGTGGGCAAGCACCCTCGACTGCAATGGCTCATGGCCACAAGCGTAAGTCCTGGTCT